TGTGTTATTATTTGAAGTTAGATAGAGCCGCGATTTAGCACTGTCTAAATGGAGAAGGAGCATAGATGCCTAAAGCCCGTAAGATGGTTTCTTTGAATATTGAAGAAGCATCAGGCGTTGACCATCCTGCTCACCTTCATGAAGGTTGGTTAGTCATCAAGTCGGATAATCTGACGAGCATGGACGACCTTCTTTCAGACCTGAACAAAGAAGAAAACAATCCAGATGAAAGTCTGAACCAGAAAGGGACTGAGGAGGAACCCATGGCACAAGACGAAACACTAGATGTCGCAGATAAAGCCAAAGTAATGCCTGAAGAAGAAAAAGAAAAAGGCATGCACGATGGCGAAGACAAGAAAAAGAAAATGTCTTATGACGACATGATGAAGAAAATCGCAGACCTTGAAGAAGAACTTGACAAGACCAAGAAGAAATTAGAATTGGAAAAAGTCAAGCACAAAGATGAGGAAATGAAGAAAGAAGACGACATTACCTCACTCATCAAGGAAGCACCAGAGCCAATTCGTAAGGCTTTGGAAGAAATGGAAAAATCAGCCGCAGATGCTAAGAAGCGTGTGACTGAAATTGAAGAAGTTCTCAAGGCAGAAAGAAGCGCTCGCGCTGACGAAGAAGCCGTTGAGATGGCGAAGGCTTGGAAGTATCTAGGTCTTGAAGCCGAAAAAGTTGGACCTGCTCTACGCAAGTTAGCAGAAGTTGATTCTGACCTCGCAAAGTCCGTTCAGGAAGCATTGACTTCTGTGAACGCACAAGCAGAGTCAGCAAACATCTTCGCTGAAATCGGAAAGTCAGCAAATCCAGCAACTGGAAATGCTTACGAGCAACTCACATCGTTGGCTAAGTCCGCAACGGAAAGCAAAAAAGGCGTTACATTTGAACAGGCATTCTCTGAGGCTGTTCTTGCTAACCCAGACCTATACAAGCAATACCTCAGCGAGAAAGGTGCCTAAACATGGCATACGAAATTAGTAATTACTCCGTAAAGGTAACTCTCGTTGCAGCAGCAGACCTTTCGAGTAAGCAATACACATTCGTCAAGTTGGATTCATCAGGTCAGGCAGTAGCAGCAGCCGCAGCCACCGATATTCCAATTGGCGTTCTACAAAATGCTCCAACCGCAGGACAAGAGGCAGAAGTGCTTGTTGTTGGCGGAACCAAAATTGTCGCTGGTGCGGCAATCGGTGAAGGCGCACTTGTTGGCACATCATCAGCAGGTAAGGCAGTTGCTTTAGTTGCTGGAACCGATACCACAAAGTATGTTGTTGGAACTCTTCTGACCGAATCTGCGGCAGATGGAAACATCGTTACAGCCGTCATTAACTGCGCCAATCCGGGCAGAGCGGCATAAGGGGGAATAACAAATGCCACAACCAAATATCAATTCCGTCCATGTGGACGCGATTCTCACAAACATTTCTGTAGCCTATTTACAGAAGCAAGATAACTTCATCGCCGACAAGGTTTTCCCTGTCGTTCCAGTTGATAAGAAGTCCGATAAGTACTTCGTATACACAAAGAACGACTGGTTCCGCGATGAGGCACAACGCCGTGCTGACGCAACAGAGTCTGCTGGTAGCGGATACAACCTGACAACAGGTACATACTCTGCAGATGTCTATGCTTTCCACAAAGATGTAGGCGACCAAACAGTTGCGAACGCAGATGCTCCGTTGAATCCACTTCGCGAGGCAACTGAATTCGTTACTCACCGCCTACTTCTTCGCCGTGAACTCCAATTCGTATCTGACTTCTTCACCACTGGTGTATGGGCAGACGATGTAACTGGTGTCGCTGGCACTCCAACTTCAGGTGAAACCAAGCAGTGGTCTGACTACACATCTTCAGACCCAATTGACGACATTGAAGCAGCAAAGAGCGAAGTTCTTTCTAACACAGGTATGGAGCCAAACACTCTTGTTCTTGGTTATGAAGTATTCCGCCAACTCAAGAATCACCCAGACCTAGTAGACCGCATCAAGTACACATCAAGCCAGACAATTACTGAGGACATGCTCGCTCGTATGTTTGACCTTGACCGCGTTCTTGTTGCTAAGGCAGTAAAGGCAACTAACAACGAAGGCGCTTCCGAAGCATATTCATTTGCTTATGGCAAAGCAGCACTTCTCGCACATGTTGCTCCATCTCCTGGTCTCTTGACTCCGTCTGCTGGATACACCTTCTCATGGACAGGTGTTTCAGGTGGTATCGGTTCAACAATTGGCGTAAGTTCATTCCGTATGGAATCACTAAAAGCAGAGCGTGTTGAGGCAGAAATGGCATTTGATAACAAAGTTATCGGTTCCGACCTCGGCTACTTCTGGAACTCAATAGTCGCGTAGTTAATTAAGTGAAGGGAGTGAGGGCTTGAAATCTCACTCCCTTCTATTATTTAGAAAAGGAAAATAAATGGCACAAGTAAACAGACTTACTCGTGGTGAAGCGGCAGTTGGTGCTCTACAAGTTGGCGATAACGATACTGTTTATGGTATTGAATTCGGCACAGTAGCCATTGACCCTGCTTCAATTAACGCAACAACTCGTGGTGGAACAACATTTACTTTGACTGGTGCTGCTACAACAGACATCATTATCGTAAATCCGCCATCAACTCTCAATGATGATTTAATCTTTGCTGGAGCGGCAGTAACAGCAGCCGATACAGTTACTATCTATCTTTACAACCCAACAGGGGGAAGTATTGACCAAGCAGAAGCAACCTTCTCTTATTGCTGGATAGATACAACCGCGTAAAATGAAAGCCAAGATTCTAAAAAAGGTTGTCTATGAAGGGAAAACACTTAATCCCGGAGACATCGCAGACATTACACAATGGCGCAATACACGCACATTGTTGTCGGGTCGGTATCTTGAGATTCTTAACGAACAAGCAGAAGAAAAGAAGCCTTCTATCGCGAAGTCTGCGAGTGATGAGCCAAAAGTTCCTGCTAAAATAAAAGACAGTAAATCTGAATAATGATAGGGGCTTGTTAATTCAAGCCCTTATCTGAAAGTAGGACACATGGCTATTGAACACGCACGACCAACTGTGACCACAACCGCAAGCGCTATTGCTTCGGGAACTAATGACCGAAGCGGTCAGTCAGTTGTTGTTCAGAATCCAAGTGCTGGCGCAACAGTTTATCTTGGAGGAACTGGTGTGACTTCATCTTCATACGGCTATGCTCTAGTTGGCGGAAGTGATATTTCTATTGACCTCGCAGGTGGCGAATCTTTATTTGCTGTTGTTGCTTCAAGCACACAACAGGTAAATGTTCTAAGGCAGGGCGCATAATGGCTATCGCAACACGCGGAAGTTTCGTTTCGCAAGTCTTAGTAGATAGTAAAGGCGATTTATTTATTGCTACTGCGGACGACACAGTGACCAGACTCGCCGTTGGAAGCGATGGAACTGTTCTTACTGCTAACTCGGCACAGGCAAGCGGAGTTTCTTGGACAACACCAACGACAGGATTTAATAGTTTCCTACTTTCTGGTATGTAGGGAGTTGAAATGGCTCTTTCAGTAGACCTTTCCACAATAACCTTAACTGGAACTTATTTAAGTGTTGTAGGAACACCTATATCTGGAAGTGTTCGTTTCACCGCGCAAAGTATTATCAAAGATACAGACCAGAATCAAATTATCATTAACAATGGAGTTACAGTAACTCTAGATGCCAATGGTTCTTTCTCAGTTGTATTACCCATCACAGACGATTCTGATGTAGCCCCAGTTCCGTTCGCTTATCGCGTTGAAGAATTATTCTCAGGTGGCAGAGATTTCTTTATTACCTTGCCGTCAGGAACTCCAGACCCACAGGACATAGCAGATTTAGCACCAGCAGTAAGCACTACTGAAGCAGCAAGTTATGTGACGCAGGCGCAATACAACACTTTAGTTGCTCGCCTCGCAGCAGCAAACGCAGAGTATACTCAGATAGGAACTACTGGAACCAACCTTGACCAAGTAGAACAATTTGCTGATGATGCGGCAACTGCTTTGGCAGATGTTGAAAAACGAGCATTTAATCAGTTTATGTTGATGGTGCGGTTTTCATTTTTCGTATTGTTCATCGCACGAACAATGCCGCGGTAATAACGAACTTGATTTGCGCTCGCCGACCTAGGCTCACAA